TCAGTAAGTGAATCGATGTTTGGTAAGGTTTGCGCCGCATTGTTTGACATTTTCAAACTCCTCTTGTTTTTGTTTTCTACGCTGTTCTGTTTTGGTGATCTGCGCTGTTACAGAACGGAAAAAATCTTCTTGTAGTAACAAGTTTTCTTTTCTAGTAATAATTTTCTTACCCATCATAGTCTCCTATTGTTTTTTCATCATTATACTATGATTGTTTAAAGTTTCTCCATCTTCAACATCACTTTCCCAACCACATCAATATCACTCAATTCACATTCAAAACTGAATTTGCCGCCGTCTACACGGATTTTTCCTGCAGGTAGCACAGTGATATAACGGATAAGATGGGAGTTTTCGACGATGACGAAGTATTCGCCATCCACTAAATTGCCGTAATCGATAGTCGCAAAGTAGGTGTGATTGTCTTCATCAATACGAAACACTTTGTCATAACTTTCACGGCTGTCTAAATTTGGTAAGTAAGGCAAAAGAAAGGGTTTATTTTCCATCATGAAAGATTTTCCGCTTTCTAGCTTTATTGCATGAAAATATTTCAGGTCATCTGAATTATCGAAAATCGGCTCATTTCCATAGGCCACATAATCTAATCTTGCTCCCGTTTCTTTCACGCAACGGATCACTAATTCTGCAGGGAAAAAACCGCGTTTAGCCCAGGTGCCAAAGGTACTGTGAGGCATTCCAAGATGTTCGGCTAATAATCTTCTATTCGCAAAACCATACGCTTCCATGATGCGAGAAATAACATCCTTGCCACCGATAAATTCTTTCATTGAGTAAATTGACCTTAATATTTTTATTGACAGGGTCAAATGACCCGAGGTATATTTAAGGGGTCAAATGACCCATATATAATATATACCATTATTTACAGATAAAGGAGTTTAAGCAATGAGCAGTAAAAATGCAATTTGTATAAACATACAGATCGCAACCCCTTACGTCACCGTAAAAAAGTTCCATGAGCAGACAGGACTTTCAGAAAGCAAGATTCGGGACTTAATTGATGAAGGATTTATTCCATCTCAAAAAGACCCGAACAAGAAAAAAGGATCGGTACTAATTAATTTAATGGCACTGGCAAAACAAGCTGCCACACAAGCATAAAAAAACCACACAAAAGTGCGGTTAGTTTCCAAAAGATTTTAGTTATAAGGGGAAGACAATGACTAAATCATCATTCACGTTTTTCTTTCAAGAATATTGCGAGAAACACAATTTAACCAACGAAGAAATTCAAGAAAGATTCGCTATTCTTCAGCATCAGGCAGAAGTCGAGCGAGATACCACTCAAGATCATCAGCAGCTTTCGGCGATTTTTGCGAAATGGCGTGAGAACTGCCCACGCAAACAAGCTAATAACGATGAGACAACTTCCCAATATACGGGAGCAGAACATCAAGCAATTCGGGATTTGTTTGCTTCACTGAAGCAATCAGCGCGTGAAGCTCATTCTCTACATCATCAATCACATCAGGGTGGCGAGAAAGCCCACGCAAAAGACAACCCATTACACGTTCTTGAAGTCCCTGCTGTAACTGAAGTTGATAAATCTGTGCTTGCATATCTTGAAGCGTTTTTTGCATCTGATCGTTCATCTTCTGAACTCCTTAAATTAAGTCATCGTTTATTCAATTTAGGGCAAGCATACAACAAAACAGGTAAATAAAAAAGCGAGGGCGCGGCAATGTATGTATCTGAAAACGAAAGTGCGGTAGAAAAATGGCATCGTTTAAACGGTGTACCCATGTCGAAAGCAAGAAATAGCGAAGAAACCTTGCATGAAATGGGCTTGAGTAAATATCCCACTGAACGCGCTTTTAATCATCTTTCCGATGAGCAAAAAGGCATGTTAAAAGCATTAGCAGATATTGAACCTTTTGAAGATTACATCTCGCCCGATCTGACTGGCGATAAGTTATGGCATTACAACGAAAAAGGGATTGATAAATTAACCAAAGCCTTTCACGCCATGTCAGCACTTCGCACGCCTTTTCCGCGCGCTTTAACCCGTCGTGATTTTTACAATATCGACCCACACACAAGGGGGAAATAATGGCAACGAAAAACCGCACCATTATCAAAAAATATGCTGATCGCTGGCACAAAGAAGCCTGTCATTTATACGCAAAATGGCTCAACGCAAAACGCCAAGGCGATGAAGAAGCCGCCGATTATTATTTCAGTAAATATATTACGGCGGGAGACAACTGGATCAACTACACCAAATTTGCTCATTAAGGAAAATCTTATGCAAGAACACATTATTGATTTATCTGAACGTTACGCCCTTAAGTTAAACGAAAACCACGTTTATATCCTGTACAAAATTGAACTCAATGAAAACGGCACTTACCAGCGCAAAGGTCGCAGTCTGTAAAGATTTACCTTCCTTGTTGGACAAGCTGATTTACTGTGAATTGATGAATGAGAAAGTAGAAACTCTTGAAGATATGCGCAACGTGCTACATGCCATTCACAGTGAAGTAACACGCATCGCCGAAATTCAAGCTACTTATGCGCAGGCATAAACCCTTTTTTTATTTATATCATTAATTAAATTCATCTAAATCTATTTTAGATGAATTTTAATAATAAATAAGCCAAAATGAATACGCAAATGTGGGAACAGCAACGTGACAACACCGTCAGTGCCAAAAAGGCACATATGGCGGTGGTTGCCTGTGAACGTTATCAAGCCGCAGAAAATGGGCATAAATTTGACCGCACTTTACTGCCTTTTGATGAAAGCTGCTATACGCCACTGCAGCTAGAATTGTTCGCCACAAACCCTGTTGATTTTGAGTTTATCGAACAAAAACTTGAAAACCTCCCACGCCAACGTCAGCGTGAATATTTCCGTAAACTTTATCTTAAAGCCTATCGCTCTGTAAAAGACGATGGATCCATTGCTTTTTTACTCGGCAATAAACAACGCCGCCACGCGAACGATTATTTACGCGATATCTTAGATGTGCGTTTACAAAAAGTCTTTTCACAATACAACGTGAACGTAGATTTTTTGCAAGCGTTCATCAACACCCCGCAATGGTTGCTATCCGTTAAAGATGAAATGCACCAAGCCGTGCAGTTCTCCACCCTGCCAACCCGTGAAGAACTTGCCAAACACTACAATGAGTTGCATTACAGCGGATTCCGTTTTCAAGTGTTCGGCATCCAACAAAAGCAAAAACAATTACCTTTCTATTTAATCACCGAAAGCAAATTGAAAAAAATGGCGTATGAAATGGCAACGGCATTTATTCGATTTCAATGTGATTGCTTCCACTTTTTAAAAAATGGCATCGAAAAAGACAACGAGAACGACATTCAAGGCTATTTCTATCAGCTCTATAAATGGTGTGGCGAAATCGCCCTTTCTGCGGGTTTCAAAATCTCTCACTGGGAAAAAATCGAAAACGACAAATGCATCAGGTCCGAACATATTGATAGCACTTTAATTCGCTTGACGTGCGAAAAATGGTGGTTTAAGCAAATGCGAGACATACAAAAACGTATGGTCGAGCATATCGCTATTGCCTGTGGCGAGGTGCGCGCCAATGCCGCCAGTTATATTTCCAATCAAAGTTTCCAGGAATGGCAACTTCAACAACGCAAGAATCACGATTACTTGCGGGCGATGATTATTGAGAACATCGACAACCCAGAAGAACAGGTCGAACTTTTCGATATGTTCTTGAAATCATCTTCTAACCCAGCATTACGCAGAAATGAAATGATGGTGCGCTTGCGTGGCTTGGAAGAATGGGCAGAAGAAAACAACAATGAAGCCTTATTTTTAACCCTCACTGCGCCATCATCATTCCATGCAGGAAACGGCAATAAAAAATGGTCGGGGGTGAATCCACGCGAGACACAAAATTATCTAAACAAAGTGTGGCAACAGTTCCGTGCGTTATTGTCGAAACGTAATATTAAATTTTACGGTATGCGAGTGGCAGAGCCGCACAAAGACGGCACACCACACTGGCATGCGCTAGCTTATGTGCCAGCAGAACATAAAGAAGAAGTCATCCGCTTATTTAAACAAAAAGCCCTAGAGTTAGACGGCAATGAGAAAGGTGCAGCAGAACACCGTTGCAAAGTGGAAGAATGCGATAAAACAAAAGGCAGCGCAACGGCTTACATTGCCAAATACATTGCGAAAAATATTGACGGTTTCGCCCTTGCTGGCGAAGTGTCAGACGAAGACCCGACACTAAGCCTACACGACAACGCATTGCGCGTTCGTGCATGGGCGAGCCGTTGGGGCATTCGTCAGTTCCAATTCTACGGTGGTGCATCTATTTCTGTTTGGCGTGAATTGCGCCGATTAATCAGCGGTCAAGCCGATGATGAAATTATCAATAAAGCCCAAGCCGCAGCAGGCATCGCGAATGACTATGCCGCCTACATGGAAATTCAAGGCGGTGCACTGGCTAAACGTACTGATCAACCCATCAAGCTTGATTATGAAACCAAGCCCGCGAATAAATATGGCGAACAACGTAAGGCCATTATTGGGCTGGCTAACCGATTTAGTCTTAAACAAGTCATTTCACGCACCAAAAAATGGCAAATTAAAAAACGCCCACAAGATTTTGCACAACGCACAGAATCTATGGTTGAGCGTAGCTCAACCGCTAACAATAGCGCACGCAGTGCGCCTTGGACTTGTGTCAGTAACTGTAACCGCTCAATTCTTGAGCAAAAGATCAAATTACTGACACAACCGATCTGCGCCCCACTTAGCGCACAAAAATTAGACTATTTATTCAAGTACAAACGGCTAACCATAGATAAATATACAGCTATAGAACTCACCGAAAACGATGTGCAGTTAGTGAAACGGAATCAAAATATGATGACGTCGCTTTCCCCTGTGCCAAGAAACCTTAAAAAACTCAAAGATTTTCACAAAAACCAACGCATTCAATAGGAGAAAACCAAATGAACAAAAGAAAACAGAAACAAATCAGCCGAATCTTAGCGGCAAAACGGGCGGAAAAGTGCGGTCAAATTGATCTGAAAAATTTACAAGCGCAAGTGTGGGATCTTGCTGTGCAATCGCAACAAACCGCAAGTTGGGTAAAAACACAAGGCGAAACTAATCGTCTTATTTGTCGCTATTTTTCAAAAGAAATCGCACGGCTTGAAAAACAGAATATGCCAAATCATCTTGAATTAATCCTATGTGCGATTACTGCTGGGTTTATTAGTGGGGTAGTTGGCTTTATTGTGCGTATTATTTGAGGAGGATATATGAGAAAGAGCGTAGTTCTTATCACTTTTTTAGTTTTGCTTCCTTTTCCATGTTTGTCAGAAAAATATATTGTGCCGTTTTCTGGTGGCATTTTCGACAAACATTCGAATTATCCAGATGTAGTAATCAATGAAATATGTATTCACAATGTTGGTTATTTAGTCACAGATAACGGTCATGTCATTGTGGCAGTGGATAAAAATAATAATCCGCTTGTTTGTAAAATTAAAGACAAGTCAAAGGAAAACTAAAATGGACAAATCTAACACCAAAAAATCAGATAAAGACTTATGGGCCACACCTTGGTGGGTGTTCCATTATGCGGAACAGTATTTCAACATCAAATTTGATTTAGATACATGTGCCATGGAACACAACACCAAAGTGAAAAACTTTATCACCCCAGAACAAGACACGCTAACAACAGATTGGCAAGGGCGTTACTGCTGGATGAATCCGCCTTATAGTAACCCATTGCCGTTTGTCTTACGTGCTATTTCGCAAAGTGTGCTGCATAACAAAACGGTGGTGATGTTGCTTAATGTGGACGGTTCGACAAAATGGTTCGATATGTGTGTGCGTAATGCAAAAGAAATCGTGTATATCACCAATTCTCGTATCCCTTTTATTAACAACGAAACAGGCGAGGAAACAGACCAAAACAACAAACCGCAAATGCTGGTGCTATTTGAGCCAAAAGCACCTTACGGCAGTTTGAAATCGTCTTATGTGTCGTTGCATGAAATGAAAGAAAAAGGGATGTTGCAATAATTTTTTTAAAAAGTGGTTATTATACCTATAAAATAGTTGTTTTATTTTTTTAAGTGGGTATAATAACCACCATTGAAAGGCAAGAGGGAGAAACAGTGGATAGCAAAACAGCAATAAAAATGATAGAAGAGGACGGTTGGTATTTAGATAGAGTTAAAGGTAGTCATCATCAATACAAACACCCTACAAAAAAGGGAACGGTCACGATTCCCCACCCAAGGAAAGACTTGGGGCATTTAGAAAAAAGCATTAAAAAACAAGCGGGGCTGTAAAGCCCCCTTATAAGAATAGGAGAAAAAATGTTATACCCAATTTGTATCGAAAAAGTAAATGATGGTTATGTGGTATCTGTGCCAGATGTGCCAGGCTGTTTTTCTGCTGGGGATACCTTATCAGAAGCGATGTTAAACGCAAAAGAAGCAATCTCTTTTCACATTGAAGGGATGTTAGAAGATGATGAAGAATTGCCTAAATCTAACCCAATAGAACAATATATTAATCAGCCCGAATATAAAGATTTTATTGTCACTGTTGTTGATGTAGATTTAACTCATTTAATGGGTAAGGCGGAAAAAATTAATATTACGGTTCCAGCGTTATTACTGCACCGCATTGATCAGTTTATTGCCACCCATCCAGAATATAAAAATAGAAGTAACTTTTTGTCTCAACTAGCAACAAATAGATTACTTTCTGCATAATAAAAGCCGCTATTTCTAGCGGCTTTTTTATCCCTCTAATATCTTCCTTAAATGGGATTTTTCTTCTACTGAAAGTTTACTTAAAACTAATTCAAGTAATTTATCTTTGGTTAATTTGCTACTTCGTGTAGTGTAACCAAATTCCATATTCATCACAAATCGGTGACCGCACAGAGGGTTTTTACAGGCACAATAATATCTTGTAAATTCTCTGTTCATTGGTTCAGATCTTTCAATAACGGCTTTTGAATTGCAAACCATACAGTAAATATTTGTTGTTCTTGCCATTTTCCCCAAAGCCATCGTACAAAATCACTGCAAATAATTATATCAATGAATGGCTTTTTGTACAGGCTAAAAGCAAGGATTTATTTTGCGAAAGTTTGTTCTCGGAACTTGATTTTTAATAAGTTTTTGATTTCTGGATCTTGATTTATTGTTTCTGCAATAATCTCTTGTAATAGCATCACTTCATCATAGTGATACACTTCACGATATTTCAACGGATCGCCAAGTCCGCCCGTATTTGTCGGAATAATCCCACTTAAACCTGCTGGAAAACGGTGTGCGGTTAAAACATCTTGAGCCGAAATATTTTTAATGTTGGCAAATTCATCTTTTGTTCCAGTATCGCCAATCGGAATCACTTTTAACCCGTCAGGATTACCGCCCGCAATATTCACAAACATAGAGCGGAAATTTCCCACGCCTTTAGATTCACTGATTTTTTTTGCAATTTCTTCTTCCATTTCTTCGGTTAAATCGGGATCTGTTGAGTACAAAATAAAGCCCATGTGTGCCCCGTTGCTGAAATAGCGACGGCGAAATACTGTCGCATCAGAATTTAGCAATGCCGATTGAATACCGCCTACATAATCGGGTGATCCATAGACTTGTTGCATAGGGTCGTAAAGTTTAATGAAGATAATATCTTTCGCATCATAGCGATAGATTTCTTGTGCGGTATCATAAAGCGATTTTTTCATTAAATAGGAATAGCCGCCATCTTTGCGTACGCGCAAATAAAGGCTGGAAAGTGGAACTAAACGCACCACTTGCCCAAAACCATTACGCACTTTTAAAAGCCCTACATCCCCAAACTGAATTAAGTTTAGGCAAAGAGCGCGCATATCCATACGAGATAATGCTTTACCACCCTCATAGGTTGCACTTACCATATTTGCACGGCTATGTAATATGCCACCGTGTTGGGCGTTTTGATGGGGTAATTTGGCTAGTGCATGGCGATTTACTGGTGGTAAATAGCAATTGTAATTTTCATCAAAGCCTATACCGACATAATCCAATGCGGGCGAGGCTGTGATCTCACTCAAGGAAAAAGTGCGGTCATTAATTGGGGCAATAACAATCCCTTTTTTATTGTCTGTTTTTACATTAGTTTTCATTTAGTATGCTCCATCTGCGACGTTTGCGAGGTTTATCACTTAAGGATTTTTTATTAATGGCGTTACAAATGGCAAAGAATACATCAGCGTGTTGCGTTTTGACGGTGCGTTCTGCCGTAAATGTCATCGTATTGCCACTTTTGGTTGATTGGTGCTTAATCATTAAAAAGCTCGGTACAATATCTAATTCGCTTTCGCTCCACTCAATTTGCCCATGCTCAACCAAATCATGCACTTTCAGCACCATGCCTGTTTTACTTTCGGGGTTGTAAATAATCGCCGTGGCAGCACGGCGGGCAAACTCTTTCACTAATTCATAAACCCCATAGCCCACACCCGTCGCATCGATGCCGATGTAGGTCATATTGTATTTTTCATAAAGGGCGCGAATTTGATTGGCTTGATAGACATAGGAAAGCCCATGCCATTGATAGCGTGCAAGCAGACGATATTTTTCGCCTGGTAACGCAGGCGGAGCAATAATCACAAAGCTAGCCCCATCGCCACTGTGTGCGGGGTCAAATCCGCCCCAGACTTCACGATCGCCAAAAGGGCGATCCGCTTTTGGGTTAAAGTCTTTCCATTTTGTGCTATCAACGCCACATTTTAAAAGCTGTTTTACATTGAAAATCGAATCCGCATCATCAATCCAAACACACATATAGAGCTGATTAAAGGCATATTTGCTATAGCGTTGTTTCAGTTTTTCAATGTTAAATAATGTGCCCGCACCGCCTTTTAGCGCATCTTCAATGGTGACCACATAACGCCACTGCCCATCGGGGCAAAGTCGCCCACCGTCGCGCAATTCTGCAAAGGTCGGGAATGGAATGTTTTTGCGTTTAGGGTCGCCATCTCGCCAGTTGTCGCCACTCCAAAAAGAATAGGATTCATGAAATTTGGAAGAGGGCGTGCTGAAATAGGTTTCGCGCCATTTTGCATGCGTTGCCATGGCTGATGCCACATCATTAAATCGCTGAAAGTCACGAATCCACGCATATTCATCGCCGTACACGTGGCCACTATTCCCTTGCGACGTATTTTTGTTAGTCGATAAAAAATGCAGTTCCGCGCCATTGCTTAAAATAATCGGGTTACCAGTCAGCTCAACACCGAAATATTCCCGCGCCATCTTCACAATGTAGTTTTTAAAGATTTCTGCTTGTCGCTTACTAGCTGATAAGAATATTTGATTGTCACCGCTGAAAATCGCATCTTCCAACGCCTCAAAACTGAAATAATAAGTTGCCCCAATTTGGCGCGATTTCAGAATATTGCGCACATCCTGGTGCTTGTTAGCGCGGATGTGTTTTTGATAATCAAACAACGAATCAATAAACGGCTGGCACATTTCGGGGGTGACGTGGGAAATATCATTTTTAACCCGTTTTTTCTTCTTGCGTTCGTCACCGTCACCGCTGTTTGCAAAACTGCGTTCATTGTGAGAAACCTCCGCAGAATTAACCGCACTTTTTGCTGTCACTTTAGCTACCGTTGCGGCACGTTGCTTTTTATACTGAATATCTTTATCGATCAGGGCTTCTAGTTCTTTGATTTCTTGATCACTTTTGTTTTCACGTTCTGTCAGCGTAATAATGCGTAACGCAATTAATTCTTCAATCCCGCTTTCGCTAATTAAATTGCGCCAGTTGTATTTTTCTGCCCAGTAATAAATCGGGCGTGTGCTATTTAAACCTAATTCTTCAGCGATCTCTTTCGGCGTGTATTTTTTTAAATATAAAAACTTTGCCGCATAAATCACTTCGTCATCATAACGGCTTGTTTTTCGCTTTCTTAGTTTATGTTCAGCCATCGTCTTTTAATGCGCTTTAGTGTTTGTTTATGTTCTTGGCAAGTATTGTGGCAATAAAAACAGCAAAAATTGAATAGTAAAAATTGGATATCGTAGGATATAGCACGTTATCCGCCTATATCCTACGATATCCAAATTTTGCCCCGTGATTTTGTCAAAAAGATCGGCAAAAATGACCGCACTTACGCAAACAAAGCGAAAACGCAGGCATTTTAAAAATGAATAAATCAAAACTTAAAACCGATTTTATTTGCATTGCCACATCGGGCTATACCGTAGATGGTCGTCAAATTACTGCCCAAGAATTGCACGAAATGGCAGAAACCTACGACCCAGAACACTACACCGCAAATTTATGGCCAGAACATCGCCGTTATTTTAATTGTGGCGAAGTGTTAGAAGTGAAAGCAGAAGAACAAGAAAATGGCGAAGTGAAATTGTTCGCTATTATTTCCCCAAACCAACAATTGCTAGATTTTAATCTGGCAGGTCAAAAATTATTTACCAGTGTTGAAATTGCGCAAAATTTCCGAAATTCAGGTAAAGCCTATTTATCTGGTCTAGGGGTAACAGATAGCCCTGCATCAGTAGGTACAACCAAACTTGATTTCTTTAATAATCAAGAAAAGGTGCAGTGCAGTGAATTTATCAAAGTAGATTTTTCCGCAAAAGAAGATGTTGAAGAAGAAAAGGCATTACGCACCTTAGCGAATGTTTTTAAAAAGTTATTTTCATCTTCCACCCAAACGGAAGAACAACCAAATCCCAATAACAACAATCATAAAGAGGACGATGCAATGAACGATAAACAGTTCGAGCAATTAATTGATGCGGTGAATGGTTTAGGCGCAAAAATTGACAATCATTTTTCAGCCAAAGTAGAAACCAAAGAACCAGAAAACAAACCAGAAGAAAAGAAAGATGAACAACCGCAAAGCGTAACAGCAGAGCAGTTCAACCAACTTTTAGGCGCAGTGCAAGCGTTGGATAAAAAATTCAACGAATTAAGCCAAGAACAAACCACTGTGCCAAGCGGTGTACCAACAGTCGAAAGCGAAAATGTGTACAGCGTAAACGGCTATAACATCGACTTATCAAAAGGATTCTAAATAATGAATAAAACAGCTTATTACGCTCTTGCAGCGGCATTGGCTAAACATTTTAATCAGCCAATGGACTCTATTTTACGTGGTGAAAGTTTCTCGCTTAAAGCACCTGAAGCAGCATTATTGGGCGAAAACATTCAACAGCGTTCTGACTTCTTAAAGCAAATTAATATGGTGCAAGTGTCTCATATTAAAGGTCAAAAACTCTTTGGGGCAACTGAAAAAGGCGTAACAGGACGTAAGCAAGGTGGACGTAATTTAGCCAGTCTAGATCATACTCAAAATGGCTTTGAATTATCAGTCACTGACAGTGGCGTTATTATTCCATGGTCAATGTTTGATTCATTTGCTATTTTCAAAGATCGCCTTGTGGAGCTTTATAGCGAATATTTCCAAAACCAAGTTGCATTAGACATCTTGCAAATTGGCTGGAACGGTCAAAGCGTAGCAGATAATACAACTAAAACAGATTTGTCTGATGTGAATAAAGGCTGGTTGAAACTTTTACAAGAACAACGTGCGGCCAACTTTATGACCGAATCTACAAAATCCTCAGGCAAAATCACCATTTTTGGTGATAACGCCGATTACGCGAATCTTGATGATTTAGCCTTTGACTTAAAACAAGGCTTAGATTTTCGTCATCAAAACCGTAATGACTTAGTCTTCCTTGTTGGTGCAGACTTAGTCAGCAAAGAAACGAAACTCATTCAGAAAAAACATGGCTTAACACCTACGGAAAAAGCCGCATTAGGTTCACATAACTTAATGGGCTCATTCGGTGGAATGAATGCCATTACCCCGCCAAACTTCCCAGCACGTGCTGCAGCAGTGACAACGCTTAAAAACTTAAGTGTGTACACCGAGGCTGAAAGTGTACGTCGCTCTTTACGTAATGATGAAGATCGCGCAGGCTTAATTACATCTTATTACCGCCAAGAAGGCTATGTTGTGGAAGATTTAGGTTTAATGACTGCTATCGACCACACCAAAGTGAAATTAAACGGCGAAGCATAGGAATTAACACCAAATGGGAATGCGAGATTTTCAACGCCAAATGCAGGCACTAGCAGACATTAATCAAGTATCAGAGAGCAATACACAACAAAGTGCGGTTGCGACTCACGGTAATGATTATGCCGTGCTTGAAATCGCCTTACAAAATGATGTGAACGCAGTACGCGCATTTCCAACACGTGCCGAAAAATTAACTTACAAGCGCAATCGCTTTTTGCCGAAGTGGTTGCCCTTTGTGAATGAATATTTAGATAAAGGGGCAATTTATCAGAATGATTACTTGGTTTATTGCATTGTGTATTTGTTTGACATTGCTGATTTTGACCGAGCCTTGTCACTGGCTGAAAAAGCAATTGAGCAAAATCAATCTATGCCGCAAGGGTGGCAAACCACATTGCCAAACTTTGTCGCAGACCAAATTTACAACTGGACCGATAAAACCGCCGCAGCGGGTCAATCCGTGGAGCCATATTTTACACAAACTTTTAAAAACGTGGCGACGGCGTGGAAGTTGCACGAAATTGTCACGGCGAAGTGGCTCAAATTAGCGGCGGCACTGCTTTTACGCAGTCCTCAAGGAAAAGTACAAGCCAGTGGTATTGATGATGCCGAAACCCTTGTACTGGCTATCCAATTGTGTAACCGCGCTTTCCAACTCAATCAGAAAGCGGGTGTAAAAAATATGATTGAGCGTTGTGTCATGCGTTTAAACGCATTGGCAAAATCGGGCGATTACGACCCGACCAGTCTTCCCCAAGTGGCGGGCTTGAGTTTGGAACCAAGCCAAATTGATTTTGATCTTGTTATTGAAAAACTCACTGCCCGCCCACTCCAAAACAGCGAGGAAGGCAATGTTTAACGGCAGAACACAAGATTACGATGATACAGTCATCACCAATAACGGCTTTTGGTCGGATATTTATGTGGAAGAGTTTCAAAAGCAACGCGCCATTCCATTACAAATTCCTGTGGAAATGGTGAAAACGGCACTTATTGCCGCCATGCAAGGCGTTAATTTAGATCTTGCCGAGGTTGAAGAAAATCACCGTAAAAGTGCGGTCAATTCTGTGCAAGAAATTTCAACACAGCGGATTAATGGCGAAAACTACGCCGAAACCCTTTATAAAAAAGCGGTATTCGCCCGCGCCAAAGCGGAGTTACTCCCAGAATTTAACACCCTATCAGGGCGCGAAATTCACCAAAACCGCGAATACGTGGACGAACAAAAAAGCCTATTAGCCGAGGCAACCCACGCTATCCGTACATTAAAAGGTAAAAAGCGGGGTTCTGTGTGGCTACTGTAAAGAAAATGCGCTATCAGCAACTGACGGAGTTTTTACTCACAAAATTGCCGAAACGTTATCACGGGAATTTTTACAGTTGGATTGAAGACGGCAAATTGTTGAACGAAGGGCGACAAGTGACGGAAAACGGCATAGAAGTGTGTCACCTTTCCTATAACGGTGTATTTCACTTTGAGGCTTTGCCATTCAACGAAATTTCCCCCGCTTATCTAATGGCGCATATTCAAGTGTGGGTAAACGAAAATGACCCCATGCGCGATGTATTGGATGAAAGTGAAATCCCATTTGATTTAGATATTATCGACGATAACACAGCAGATTTAATCTTTACTATCGCTTTCCGTGAGCCACTGACGGCAATGGAAGATAGCGAAGGCGAATTAAAAATTGATGGTGTGAATTATCGTTTAGATGAAATTGAAGTCTTTACGGCTGAATATATTGATGTTGTGGCGACGGTTGAACAATGAAGATTTTAATGGGGCTGAAGCCTGGCACGGTAGAAAAATTAAAGCACACATTACTGTATTTACGTCTTACGCCGAAAATGCGTAATCAAGTGATGCAAAAAGTATTGTGGCGATTAAAAAAGAATGCTGAAAAAAATGTGACTCATCAACAATCGCCAGAGGGCAAAACTTGGACACCTAGAAAGAAAAAATTAAAAGGTGGCGTGCGTAAAAATAAATTGCTGAAAGAAAGTGCGGCTAATTTAAATTCTAAATTAGAGCAACAAGGCGAACGTGGAAAACTGTTTTATGAAAACTCTCATTGGGCAAAAGTCCGCGCGATACACCAATACGGCTTAGAGGTACCCGTTGAGCAAACGGAAAAAGACAAAAAAGCCTTAAAAAAATTGTTGGCACAAAATCACAAACCCGCGACACCAAAACAAGCACGTCGGCTAAGGGAATTGGGTTATCAAGTGCGCAATGGGAAAACCAAAACAGGTAAACAAAAATATAAAAAAGTGCGCTTAAAAAGCATTCAACAGACCATGTCACGTGGACAAGCGGGTTTAATTATACGAATGATGGAAAAACAAAAAGAGATCAACCAACCGCAAGGTTTAGTTTCTTACAAAATGCCGAAGCGTGAATTTTTAGATGAAAACCCAAAACGAAACGCCGACATTATTACCGAAGAATTATTGAAAGGCTTTGAAAAAGCAGGCTATCACTTACAGCCATAAAAACACAAAAAATAACCCCGAATCACGGCAATGATTCGAGGTTGTAAACCCCTTACAAACCATTAACCAATAAGGAGTCAATTAATATGAATGATTATATTCAATTTATCCAACTAATCAAGGAGATTTCCACGATGAACAACGCTTATTTACTCTTTGCATTATTACTGATTGCTATTGCAGTGTGGCGTTCGCCTGAAATAATCCGCGCTTGGATTGAATACAAGAAGTTTTTTAAAAAATAAATTTTTTATCACAACAATAAGAGGATAGTAAAGAATGTTCCCATCTGTACAAATTAACGCCCTTAATCAGTTAAGTGGCGAAACCAAGGAAATTGAACGCCACGCATTATTTGTTGGCGTAGGCACCACTAATCAAGGAAAGTTATTGGCATTAACGCCCGATTCTGATTTTGACAAAGTATTTGGCGAAACCGATACCGACTTAAAAAAACAAGTGCGTGCGGCAATGCTTAATGCGGGGCAAAACTGGTTTGCACACGTGTATATCGCACAAGAAGACGGCTATGACTTTGTCGAATGTGTGAAAAAAGCCAATCAAACCGCCTCTTTTGAATATTGTGTCAATACCAGATATTTAGGCGTAGATAAAGCAAGTATTGGCAAATTGCAAGAATGCTATGCAGAACTACTTGCTAAATTCGGTCGTCGTACTTTCTTTATCCAAGCTGTACAAGGTATTAATCATGATCAATCTGACGGTGAAGCATGGGATCAATATGTACAGAAACTTACCACTTTGCAACAAACCATTGTCGCCGATCACGTTTGCTTAGTGCCTTTATTATTTGGCAATGAAGCGGGCGTATTGGCAGGGCGATTAGCAAATCGTGCCGTGACTGTGGCAGACAGCCCTGCACGGGTACAAACAGGCGCATTAGTGAGCCTAGGCAGTGCCAATAAACCACTGGATAAAGACGGCAATGAACTTACCCTTGCGCATTTAAAATCACTTGAAACTGCACGTTATTCTGTGCCGATGTGGTATCCAGACTATGACGGTTACTACTGGGCGGACGGTCGCACGTTAGACGTAGAAGGGGGCGATTATCAAGTGATTGAGAACGTACGTGTAGTGGATAAAGTGGCGCGTAAAGTGCGTTTATTAGCGATTGGGAAAATTGCAGATCGTTCTTTTAACTCTACAACATCAAGCACGGAATATCACAAAAATTATTTCGCCAAACCGCTTCGTGATATGAGCAAATCCGCAACGATCAACGGCAAGGATTTCCCTGGCGAATGTATGCCACCGAAAGATGATGCCATCACGATTGTGTGGCAAAGCAAAACCAAGGTGACAATTTATATCAAGGTTCGCCCTTACGATTGCCCGAAAGAGATTACGGCAAATATTTTCTTAGATTTAGACAGCTTAGGAGAGTAAACAATGGAACGTATTAGCGGAATGAGTTTTGACTTCTATTTATTCGGGTTGCCTATTCACGCTGAATCCATCAGCTTATCTATTACTGATAATAGTGCTGTTGCACAAACACGTGGGATTCCTGATGGTTGGGTCAGCGGTGATGTGGCGGCGGAAGGCGAAATTGAATTAGATGCAAAAAATTTCTCAAAATTATCAGCTGCAGCCGCAGCAGCAGGAAGTTATCGCAGTTTACCCGAAACGGATTTTACCTTCTTTGCACAACGTGGTGGGATTCGCGACAAAGTGGAAACCTTTGGCAATAAGATTATTTTAACGGATGTGTTAAATATCGATCCGAAGGGCGGGGCGAAATCCATGAAAAAATTAAAATATTTTGTAACAAGCCCAGATTTCGTGCGTATTAATGGTGTGCCGTATTTATCCGATGAAGATACGCGTGATCTTCTCGGTTAACCGAGTTTAGGTGCTGGCCGTGCTGACGTATAACAATTATAAACAAGCAAGTGCGGTCAGTTTCCTAAATGTTTTAAGGTGATTTTATGAATAGCAAAATAGATAGCTCAATTCCGTTTATTGGCTCACTCACTGCGCTTATTTCAGGATATAGCTTGCATGAATGGGCATCATTATTCGGTATTTTATTTGGTGCGGTATCCGTATGGATCGCCTACCGAAAATACAAAGAAGACGTACAAGCCCGCAAAGATGAATTAGCCTACAAAATGTTAGCGGCAAAAATTGAAGCAAAAAAATTAGGGATTAGTGATGAGTAAAAAATTTGGCGCAATGATTTTATGTTCGGCAGCAGCTGTCGCAACCGCTTTTTTTACTCAGCAAACAAACTTGCCAACGGAACAGCAAAATAAAGTCAGCCCACAAGCCGTTTACATGATTGTGAATTTGGAAGGCTGTGTGCGCAATCCGTACAAATGTCCAGCCGATGTGTGGACGAATGGGGTTGGAAACACCCATAACGTAGATAAAACCAAAATTTTAACTATTGATGAAGTGGCAACCGATTTACGCCAAAACATCAAAGAGGCTGAGAATTGCATTAATGCCGATTTTCACGGCAGAAAGATGAATCAAGGGCAATATGATGCCATGGTGTCTTTAGCCTTTAATGTTGGTTGTACCAATATTAAAAGTTATTACAGCAAAAAGCATCGTATGACATTGCCGACAACGATTTATCGTGCGGCAAAAGCGCAAGACTGGACATTAATGTGCAATCACATTTCTGATTTCAACAAATCGGGTGGTCGAGTATTAAAAGGCTTACAAATGCGCCGCACAAAAGAAAAGGCAATTTGTCTGGGGGAATAATGCATTTTAAATTATTGTTTATTGGTGCATTTTTTATTGTGTTTGTGGGCTGTATTGGTTCCACCTTGCACTATAAAAAACAGGCAGAAACCACCGCACTTTTACTTAAACAAAGTGAACAAACCATCGAACAAAATAAAGTGATGTTGCAACGGTATGAAACGCAAAATGCAAAATTGACCTATCAACTCAACCAAGCAAACAAAAAAGCCGAACAACGCAGCCAACAACTAAAGGACGTGCTAAACAATGCAGAAAATAAAAATTGGACTTATGGCCGCGTGCCTAACGATGTTGCTGGCGTGCTCAACCACCGCACCCAAGCCAAATAATATTCGGTTGATTTGCCCACAAACCACCGAATGCAGAGCATTAAGCGTGAATATTCGTACTAACGGCGATTTGGCAGAGGGTTTAAATAAGGCGTTAGATCGCCTTGATATTTGCACCACGGCTTACACCGCAATAACCAAATGCATTACCGATTTTAACAACCAAAACTAAAAGGAAAACTAAAATGGAAAAAACACAAGCGCAAACCTTGTTAGAAAAACTGACTGGAAATCTTAAAGATTCCGTCACATTAAATGTTGCAGGCGTTGATTTTACCTTTATTCGAGATAACGCGGCTTACGATCAAATGTTAAATGACATTGAAAGTAACAATAAAGTAACGCCAATCAAAGATTATTTGTTGGCGATTGTTGCGCGCGAACAAAAAGAGGCATTGCTTGAAATTATCCACGTGCCAACACTGGCGGCACAGCTAGCAGCGAAAGTCAATGAAGTGTTTGTGCCAGAAATTCAAATTACCGTAAAAAACTAACTGCGCGTGTGGCAAGTATCGAGCGCAATGGGTTATCTCAAGCCATTGCGCTACACATGCACTATTTACCACACGCCGATAACAGCGACTACAACTTAGCACGCGCAATATGGTTACACAAACAGTATTTTGAACAACAGGCAAACGCCGTCGCAAGCGGTATCGCCAAAGTCTTTTAGGATTTCATTATGTCAGCAGCACAAGGGCTTGAATATATCATCAGCTTAACAGACCAACTTTCAGCACCGTTGAAAGGGGTCATGAAGTCTATTGATGATTTGGGCAAACGTGGCGAAGCAGCAATGAAAAAAATCGGGCTGGGTGTGGCAGGTATTGTCGGTGCAGGCTTTGCCTTAAAAAGCGCGCTAGATCCCGCCATTGAGTTAAATCGTGCCATAGGCGAAGTTCGCTCCCTTGGGGTTGCCGATGATGCGTTAGAGAAACTAAGCAAAACTGCCCTTAATTTTTCCAGTCAATACGGCGAAAGTGCGGTGGATTTTGTGCGATCTTCTTACGATATTCAATCAGCGATTGCAGGGCTAAATGGTAACGAATTAGCCGAATTTACCCAAACCTCAAATTTATTAGCCAAGGGCACAAAAGCCAGCGCAGCGACCATTACAAATTATATGGGCACCATGTACGGTATTTTTGCTGAAGATGCTGCCAAACTAGGGAATGCAAATTGGGTAAACAAAATCGCAGGGCAGACTGCCCTTGCGGTGAAAATGTTTAAAACCTCAGGCGATGGGATGAGTGCGGCATTTACCTCGTTAGGCGCAGCCGCAAAAGCCGCAAAAATTGATGTGGCAGAGCAATTTGGCGTGTTAGGTAACTTACAAGCCACAATGAGCGGAAGCGAAGCAGGGACAAAATACAAAGCCTTTTTAGCTGGCGTGAGTGGTGCGCAAAAAGAATTAGGCTTAAGTTTTGTTGATACCAATGGCGATATGCTAGATATGGTAACCATTCTTAACAAAATTAAAGGTAAATTTGGCGATACTTTAGATGTCGCACAAGCAGCAAAACTGAAAAAAGCCTTTGGCAGTGATCAAGCAGTCGATTTAATTAAATTACTCTTGCCGAAAACGAAAGAATTAAAAAATAACATCGCCGATATTGCAAAAGTCAGCGACACAAAAGCCTTGGCACAAATGGCACGTTCAATGGTTGATCCTTGGTCGCGCCTTAGTCAAATTATAACGGGTGTCAAAACAGCAATCGGGGGCGAAATATTGAAAAAACTTGATCCTATTATGCATAAGGTGGCAGATCTAGGACAAGAATTTATTGATTGGCTCAAAACCTATAAAAATATTGCACGTTGGATTGGTTATATCATAGGGGCATCAATAGGTTTTGCGGCTGTAGCTGCAACGATTTCCCTTGTCAGTGGGGCGATGGGCTTGTTAAAGGTAGGGGCTATTGCTGCCTTTGCACCAATTCGTGGTTTACTTTCCTTAATGTCTTTATTGGGTAAACCGCTAGTGTTGATTCGTTCAGCAATTATGTTGATTTTTGCTGGTTTTAAAACATTAATTAGCGTCGTTTGGGCTGTAATCAATCCTTTGAAAATGCTGAGATTGGTTTTTGCTTTTGCATTCAGCCCGTTATCAATCTTATTACTGGCAGGACTCGCAATTTATAAATTCCGCCATCAGTTAAAAGATTTATGGAATGGCGTAAAACAAGGTTTCGGTAGTCTTGAGTCTCATCTTGCACCACTTTATCGTGCATTTGATATTGTTAAATCAGCAGGGCAAAAAGTTTCAAATGCAATTGGTCGTATTGCAGGTTTATTTAGTGCAAATGCTGAATCAGCAATGTTATTCCAAAATGTTGGTGTCGCAGTTGGACAGGCGATTGGATTCGCTTTTGATGTTGTTCTTTTCGTTATTGAATTAATTGCACGGCAAATTGAAGCGGTAGCGACTATTTTTAGCAATGTCGCCGATGTCATTATCGCCACTTGGCATAATGTCATTGATGATTGGGAGAGTAAAAGCGCATGGGATATATTCAAAGGCTTAGCGACAGGAATTGGTCAAATTTTTACAACTATTTTAAAAGGGATTAAAGATCAATTTATCAATACGATTAACTGGATTATTGATAAAGTCAATATAGTGAGTGGGAAAATTGGCTTTGAATTACCTAAAATTCCGAATACGTGGTTAAGTGATGATGCACAGGTAACAACAGTAACTGCTGCGTCAAATATCTCAAGTTTAGGATTAAACGCTGCAGTAGATAATGCATCGTGGAGAAAATCCCCAAGTATTGATTTACCAAATAACCTAAAACCACAATTAAATTCAATGCCTCAAGGATCTGTGACAAAAACATTGACACAAAACCGCACCGAGCAAAGAACGATAAACTATGGCGGACTGGCGTTCTATGGATACGATAAGAATGAAATTAGGCAGGAATTGCGCAATAAAGAACAGTTAGCAGCAGGGTGATAAATGGAAAAACTTTACCTTGATTTATTGATTACAGGCGAAGACATTACGCTAGATAGCGGAAGTCAGCCTGTTATCTGCGACAACCGTGTATCTATCGCACAAGATATTAAACATGCCATTTTAGAAAGTGGATTGGCGACACAACTTATCGCGGAACGTTCGCGCATTTTACGTCGCGATATTATTTTGCAAATGGTGTTATTGGTTGAAGAAGAAGTGCGATTAATCCCAGGTACAGTATTTATTACCGAAGAAAAATTAGGGCAATTATTTATCACTGCAGATACTTATGAATTTGGGCGACTTGATGAATTGGAGTTACGTTTAAATGAGTGAAAATTTTAAACAAATGTTAGCGGAAAGCGGCTTGCCAACGGAAGAAACGCAAATCCGACAAGAATTTGAACGCTTAACTGCAGAAGAAGGATTGATTACTAACACAAGCCGAATGAGTCCATTCTGGCGATTAATCACAGCCATTGCGGTTAAGCCTGTTAAGTGGCTGACCGATCATTTAATTGCGGAAATTCTGCCGAATTTATTTGTAAAAACCGCAAAAGACAGTTGGTTACAACTTCAAGCGTGGGCAGTGGGCTTAGATTTTAAAGCCGCAACAAAAGCAGAAGGTGTCGTGCATTTTACAAAAGAAAGCGATGTAACCGATCTCACCATTAAAGCGGGCACAGTGATTCAAACAGAGCGTATTAATGATGTGATTTTCCGTTTGATTGTGACAAAAGACACCATTATTCCTAAAGGTGTGTTGCGTGCGCCTGTGCCAGTAATCGCAGAGCAGGCTGGCGCAAATTTCAATTTGGCTGCAGGTTATTATCGCATCTTGCCAGAATCTATTGCGGGAATAAGTGCGGTAGAAAATTTAGAAGATTGGCTAACATCGCCAGGTGCTGACAGAGAAACTAACGATGAATTACGTGAACGTTACCGCACGCAGTTTTCGAGCGTAGGGCAACACCATATTGACAGTGTTTACAAAGGCATGATTGCGAAAGTCGCCGCCTTATCGGTGGACAGAATTTATTTTAAACACGATGCGCCACGTGGGCCAGGTACAGCAAACGCTTATTTGTTGTTAGACACAGGCGTAACCAGTCAGCCCTTTATTGATAAAGTCAATCGCCATGTGCGTGACGAGGGTTTTCACGGACACGGTGACGATTTGATTTGCTACGCTATGCCAGAAACTAAACACAATTTAACGTGCGCCATTTACTTCCAGCCATCTATTTTTGTCGGCGATGTGCGTAAACAAGAAATCGTGCAACAAGTGGAAAATATGATCCGCTGCGCATTTCGCGAAAATAATAATTATGGCGTAACAAGGACTTACCCTTTTAGCCGTTTTAGTTGGTCGAAATTGGGCGAGGAAATTCACGACAACATTAGCGAAATTGCATCTATCGTATGGGGGCAAAGCGATATTCAAAGCGAGTTATCTATTCCCCGTATCCAGCAATTATCCGTCACCGTACAGAAATAAGGGGCAAAAATGAAAATAAAATTGCCCTTCTGGATGGATAAAGGCGAACTTAACAAAGTCGCCGTGCTGTTTGGTAAATGGTGGGATTATGTGTTAAGTGCGGTCAAATTTCCCTTCAATATTTTAGATGAAGAACACTGCAGTGAACGCATTTTAAATTTAATCGCCTATCAACGCGACGTAGAACGATTTGAGGGCGAGCCGTTAGAGCTATTCCGCAAGCGCGTGAAATATGCCTTTTTAAATGCGAAAGATGCTGGCAGTAAAGCGGGCTTTATCCGTATTTTTGAACGCTTAGGCATTGGCTATGTAGAAATTGAAGAACGTTTTGACAGAGAAAATTGGGATGTGATCAAAATTCGAATCAGTGATTCACAATTAGCAAAGAAAACAGAATTACTCAATTTAATCATTCGAAAATATGGCCGCACTTGTCGGCGTTATACCTTTGAAGTGATCACGAAAGAAACTGTGAGTATTTATCACGGCGAATTTAACCATGATCACCAAAGTTTTTATGTGAAAGTAAACTGATAATAACAATAATAAGAGGTTTATTTATGGCTAGTTTAATTACGCCACAATTTGAACGCTACGTTGCAGAACAAACTATTGCACGTGGCACAGTACAGTTTGATGAATTTATTTTCGCCAATATTCCAGGGTTAAATGAGAATAATCTTGCACAACATCTCACTATTCCAACATCGGCACAAATTGTACACCGCCAAGCCGTATCGCAAAGTGGCGTGATTAATGAAAATGCCGTTGTGTATTCTGTGACAATTGGTACTGAAGTAGGCGATTTTGATTTCAATTTTATTGGTTTGATTAATCGTTCTAAAAATCTTTTAGCCGTTGCGGTGCAAACGGATACAGTGAAAAAAATCCGTAATAAAAATGCTGTGCAAGGCAACAGTATTACGCGCAATATGCTTTTAGAATTTAGTGGCGCAAAAGCTCTGACGGGCATTAATGTCAATGCGAACACTTGGCAAATTGATTTTACTGTGCGCTTACATGGACTTGATGAAAAAATTCGTTTAACCAATCGTGATCTGTATGGCAGAGCAGTATTTTTTGATGATAGTTTTCTGGTTAAACGTAAAACAGGCAATCAATTTACGATTCAACCAGGCACGGCTTATGTTGAAGGCGTTCGTATGGATTTATCCGCACTTTATAACCTCACAGCAAACAATTTGCCATGTTCAGTTTATGCCGATCTAGTACATCATTGCACCGTAACGGGAGAATACCAAACCGAAATTAAGTATCTCACCCAATCAAAAGCGGATTATGTAGATATTGCAAACCGCCAACACTATGTGCAAATTCTTGCAGATATTGATAGTCAAGGCAATGTGACAGATCGCCGCTTGCTTTCGCCATTTTTGGGGATGAATCCGCTCACATTAGATGACACAACCGAAAACACCAAAGATAAACGGGGTCATACGCACAAGTTACCTATCGCAAGTTTAGTTAAAAAGGGGATTGTAAAATTATTTTCAGGCTATGATTCAGATGCCGAAGATATGGCTGCAACGCCGAAAGCAATTAAAGGCTTAAAAGCATTAATTGATGCAATTACGCGTAATTTGGGAAATTATATTCCGAATAGTAAAAAGTCGTCTCGCGTAGATAGCAACAGCGCAGATGATGTTGCGACGAGTGCTGCAGTTAAAACGGCTTATGATCTCGCAAATAGCAAACAATCTCCCGCCACAACCTTAGCGGGCTATGGCATTGGAAATTTTAAAGTTGAACCTTTTGTTGGCGATATTAACACCCTTAAAACCGATGGTATTTATGCGATTACACAAGCAAGCCGTTCACAAAATCTACCTGTAGCTGGCAATAGTTGTCACATCCAAGTTATTGCAGGCGGTGATGGTCATTGGTGTCGTCAAATTGCCTATATTGCTTATAGTACAGATATGTATGAGCGACATCAAACAAGTTATCAGACAGACAGTTGGTCGGCTTGGAAAAAACTCAATACCGATGGCATTCCTATTGGTGCGGTGGTGTCATTTCCGCGCGCGGTAACCAATCCAGTTGGCTTTTTAAAAGCCAATGGTACGACATTTAACCAACAAACCTTTCCTGATTTGTATCGTGTGTTAGGCAACAGCAACAAA